CCCGGAGCTGTTCCAGGCCTATCCCGATCTTCGCAAGACGCTGTTCGGCGGGGAATTGGAGTATGGACCGAGCGTAAAATTCAGTCAGGCTGGCGCTTTCCTGCATGGCGGACGTTCGGCGGAAGGCGTAGAGATTCCGCCAAGCATCCAGGCGAGAGGCACCGGCCCGAATAGGTTCATCGCCACGGGGGCGATGCTCTCGACCACGCTGCACGAGGTGCAGCACGCCATCCAGGCGATCGAGGGCTGGCCGCGCGGCGCCTGGTTCAGCGGCGGCGGCGCGGCCGGCTATAACAGATATCTCTCCGTCGCTGGGGAGGTGCAGGCCCGCAACACGCAGGCCCGGCACCTTCTGAGTGATAGGCGATCGCTGCCCACGTCGACGGAAGACTTCGACGTTTTGCACCAGCGATTCTCGATGACCGGTCTTTCGCCAGCCGAAAGAATCCTGCCTCGCATCAATAAGAGACTTTCGGAGCTCTCGCGGCAGATCGACGCCGCCGGCGGCCGTCGTACTGCCGAGGGCGCAAAGATCGGGGCGCGGTACGATCGGCTGATGGATGAACGCGGGCGCATCCCGATCGTGAAGCAATATGCCGCCGGCGGGAACCCGCGCGCCGGCGAGGTCGCGGTTGTGGGCGAGAAGGGGCCCGAGCTGGTCCGCTTTGCACAGCCAGCGCAAGTCAAGCCAGCGAGTGAGAGCAAGGGCTGGATGACTCTCATGTATGGCGAGCTCCGGAACCTCGCCATGCAGGTGCGAGGTCTCGCCGCGGCCGTGGCGAGCCTCAGTCAGCGCGGCGCTGCCACGAGTGTCGCCGGCGGGGGCGTGGGACTTGGACCGAGCGCGGGCTTCTCGGGCGGACCGGAGTCACGGCCGCGCCTTGGACCGAGCGCCGATATCCCCGGATCGGCGGCAGGTCCAGCGCCGCCGCCTGGGCTCTCGTCGCCCATGGTTCCGAAGGAAGCGCGCGACGCGGCGCGCGATATGGCGGGATCGGTCCCGCCGCCCGGCGAACAAGGGCAGTTCCGGCCGGTCTATAAGATCGGCAAGGCCGACGTGAGCGATGCCGTCGTGAACACGATCGCCGGCGAGGCTCGCATGAGCTCAAAGGGCGGCGTCGATGCTGTCATCGACAATATGTTCAATCGGCTGGGCACCAAGGCATATGGTCCGTCGGCCAACCTCTTTCAGGTCGCGCGCGCGCGCGGGCAATACGCCGGATATCGACGCGCGAAGCCGGCCGAGGCCGCCTATATCCGGGAGCGCATTCAGGCGATCGCCAGCGGTGCGGTTCCAGACATCACGCATGGCGCGAACGAATATCGCGCGGACTGGTACGTCTATGGAGCGGGGCGAAATCGAAAGTGGGCGCGCACGATGGGCATCCCTCATGGGACGAACATCGGGGGCAACATCTTCGCCAAAAACCCGGCGGGCGGCGTCTCGCCTTACGCTGCCTATGAGCACCCACGACCGCCGATGAAGACGGCACCGGAGCCGATCACGCGACCGCCGATGCGGACCTCGAGCCTGCCGCCGAGCGCGGCTGCAGCCGCCGCGCAAAAGGTCGAGATCGGCAAGGGCGAGGTCCGCGTCATGATACAGACCGACAGCGGCGCGAAGGTGAAGGGCATTCAGTCGCGGGCGGAGGGCAATCTGCGCATCGGCCAGGGCGTCGACCGCACCGGCGAGCGCTATTGGAAGGGCGGCATGCTTGGCTGACGATTTCTGCCGGGACTGGCCTGGATCGACGCGCCGGCCGTCGTACAAGGGAATTTTTTTCGAGGTCGCGATCGATAGCGAGGATGGCGGCCGAACGGTTCAAATACATCGCTATCCCAACCGTGACGATTGGGACAACGAGGATATCGCCAAGCAGCCGCGCATGGTTCAGGTCGCGGCCTATGTCGTGGGCGATGATGCGGACCTGCAGAATCAAAAGCTGCTCGCGGCTTGCGACTCGCCCGGCGCCGGATGGCTCGTGCTGCCGCTCAGGCCGGCGAGGCTGGCACGGTGCATAAGAGCGTCCTCGATCGCTTCGGAGGAAACTCTTGGCCGCTTCGATTTCCAAATGGAGTTCGTTTATGAGTCGCCCGGGATCGGCGGGATCTTCTCGTCGATCTTGCTCTCGGGCGCGGTCAAGGCCGCCGTTGAGGTGGGCGTCAGCGCGGTTGAAAGCCTGTTCTCTCGCAATTTCGATTCGGTCATGCGGCGCTTCTCCCCAGTTACGATCGTCCCGGCGGTCGCACGCGACGCGGCAGCGGTCACGATCGGTCTCGTGGCCGACGCGCTCGATGATATTCGCCGGCGGTTAATGGTGGCGGACGATGAAGCCGCGAGCGATGCTGAATTCGCGGTGCGATCGATGCGCGAGAACGCGACCAGCCTAGCCTATACCGGCGCGAGAGCGAGCAAGGTTGAGGCAAGCGTCTATGTTGCGGACCAGGAGAACATCGACTCGGGATTCGCTGGCGATCTTGCCAGGACGTTGAAACGCTTCGAAGACGCGGCCGCTGACGTGCGCCAGCTCGCGGAGCTTATGGCCGAGCTCCAGTCTTTTGAGGCGCAACCGATCCTATCGTCGATCGATTGCCTGACCGTTCGTGCGGAGCGGGCGCTAACCAAAGAGGTCGCGCTGTATGTCCGGCGCCTGGCGCTGCTTCGGCGCACTAGCGCGGTGTCTCGAATCGTCTGGGCGAGCCGAAAGGACGCGGTTTCCGGGCGCTGCGATATCTCGGTCGCTTATCGAGAAATCATGGAGGAGCTGAACGACTCGACCACAGAAACCGCGATGATCGAAGCCCGCAACACAGTGGTAAATCTTATCAGCCGCACAGCCGCCGAGCTGCCGCCAACGATCATCATCCAATCGCCCGGATATCTGCCGGCCGCGTCGCTCGCCGCCACTGTGTACAATGACGCCTCACGCGATGCCGAGCTCTTCTGGAATTCCGGCGCGGAGCACCCGCTTTTCATGCCGCTTGTGATCGAGGCGCGCCAGAAATGACGATTGAGTCGATCGCGGTCCGCGCCAATGGAATGGAATTTGTAGGTTGGACTTCGGTCACTGTCGTTGGCGCGATGAACCTCGCGGCCATGCAATTCGAGCTTCAAGTAACCGAAGTCGCGAAAGGGGGGTTTCCGAACTATCCGCCTTGGCACTTTCCGCCAAACACCCTGATCGAAATTGTATCGAACGGCTCGCTCCTCATTGATGGCGTCGTTGAGGAATACAACCCGCAGATGGACGAACAGAGCCACATCGTCATCATCAAGGGCAGCGGGCGCGGGATCGATTTCGTTCAGTCGAGCCCCTTCCATCCGACCGGGCAATTCGAAAACCAGACCGTGTTCGGCATCGTCCAGGCGTTGGCAGCTCCGTTCGGATCGGCAATCAGGCTTTCGGAATCCGCAGCCGACCTCGCCGGCGAGATCATCCCGCGCTTCAACATAGCGCGCGGATCGACCGCCTGGGCAGAGGCCATGCGATTGATAAGCCAGCGCGGCGCGACGCTCATGGGAGCGCCCGATGGAGCGATCGTGATGACCCGAGCCAATCCGGCGCACCACGCCGGCGGCTTGGTGCAAGGCTTCAACATCAAGGCGATGCAGGCGAAGCTCACCGCGCGCGACAAGTTCTCGAATTATTTCGTCGTGGGCCAGGGTCTCGACGAGAGCGAGGAGTCCTACGAGGTCGAGGGGCAATCGACCGATGACACCGTGCCGCGCTTCCGCCTCAAGGAAATCATCGACACCGCCAACACGGACGCCGCCCATGCGCAACTGCGAGCGGATTGGGAGCGCGCTCGAGCGTCGGGCATGGCTGCGCAGGCGGATATCGTCACGCCGGGATTTCGCGACAGCGCCGCCGCGCTCTGGATTCCCGGCAACTATGTTTTCGTCCAGGCGCCGGCGCTCAAGATCGAGCAAGACATGGTGATTGAACAGGTCGTCTTTCAGCAGACCATGGAGGGCGGTACGTTCTCGACGTTGACGGTCGTTGCTCCGGAAGCCTACGGCGGCGAAGGCGGGCCGTCTGGTTCGGGCGACGAATGGCGGTTCCGGAAAAAGAATCCCAAAAAGATCATGTGAGGCGATGAACCCTTTCGACAACATGCTCTGGCGGGCGCGGCTCGATGAAACCGATGACACCGGCAAGCAACAGAAAATGTCTTTGCTCGGCCGAGTGCGTGAGAAGATCGGCGGGCAAAAGTCGAAGGTGCCGAGGCTGCAAGGCTATGGGCTGAGCTCGCACCCGCCCAAAGGCGCGCAAGGTTTTTTCATCGCGATGGGCGGCTACCCCGATCAAGTCTTCTGTCTCGGCATCGAGCACCCAGACCACCGGCCGACTAATCTCGCGGAAGGCGAACTCAAGCTCTATGACGATCAAGGCCAGTTCGTGCATATCAAGCGCGATGGCATTCACATCGAAACTGGAAAGACCGTCACGATCAAAGCGCCCAAGATCGTGCTTGAAAGCGCAGATATTCGGCTGGGCAGCGACAGCGCCAGCCGGGAGCTCGCAGCGAAAGGCACGATCGATACCGGCGGCTTTGTCGATACCGCGAACTTGCTGACGAAGGTGAAAGGCGAATGAGCGAACCTATCATCCGCACACAGGAAGGTCTCGACCCCAAGGTCACGCCCTGGTGGGACACGATATGGATGAACCTCGAAAACGAGGACGAAACCTCGACGCTCTCAGATTGCGGCGAATGGGCCGTCGTCGTTGCAAGCGAAGAGGAACCGCAGGAACAGAACCTTGGCGGGCTCCAGGCTCTCGATGACCTGGGCACCGCGATCTTGATCCAGCTCGGGACGAAAAAGCGCCTGCCCGATGAATTCGATTCGATTTCGGGCGAGCGCGGCGGCTGGCATGGCGATACCTTCGATATCGAAACCGAGAACGGCGAGCGCGAGCTCGGATCGCTCTTGTGGACGCTCGAGCGAGGACCGGTCAGTTATGACGTGGCTCGGCTCGCCGAAGACTATGCGGCCGATGCGCTGCAAACGCTCATAGATCAGGGCGTGGTCGGCAGCTTCCAAATCGATGGCACGGCCGACCTCGTAATGGGTCGCCTCACCCTTCGCATTCAGGCGTATGATCCGGCCGGCGAATCGATCTTCAAGCACAGCTTCGCGGTTTCGAGGTAGTCGGCACAAATGCCTTGGACAGCGCCATCGGCAAAGGAAATCTCGCAGCGCATGCGCGCCAGCGCTCGGGCGGAGATTCCCGGCACCGATCCTTTCATCTGGCCGAACAACCTCTACGTCCTCTTCAAGGTCATCGCCCAGATGATGCGCGCCTTTTATCTGCGGCTCGAATGGGCCCACAAGCAGGCGCGCCCGCTCACCGCCGATGTAGAGGTGCTGGAAGGCTTCGGCGCCGATCTCGGGATCACGCGCAACGATGCCACGATGGCCGGCGGCACCGTCACGATAACCGCGACCGCCGGAACGATCCTCGTTGACGGCGCGCGGCTCTTGCGCAGCGACGGCCAGGCCTACGATCTTCGGCTTGAAGCTCCGACTGTCACCACCGTTGATGATGACACGGACGTTCAGGTACAGGCCGAGGTCGCCGGAAAGGTGGGCAACACCGAGGTCGGCACGGCTCTGAACTTTGAAACGCCGGTCGCCGGCGTCTCGGCTGTCGTCGTTGGATCAAGCGGCCTGACCGGCGGGGCCGAAATCGAGAACGATGCTTCGTTGAGGGCGCGCATTCTAGATCGCAAGCGCAACCCGCCGGCCGGCGGATCGCCGGCCGAGTATCGCCGATGGGCTGGCGAGGTCCTGGGCGTGACCCGAGTCTTCGTCATGAGGGCGACGCCGGCGGCCGGATCGGTCACGGTCATTTTCATGATGGACGGTTCGAGCGATACCGGCATCCCAACGGCCGGCGACGTCGCCAACGTGCAGGCGAAGCTTGAAGAGATCGCGCCTTCCCAAGTGAAGGTCATAGCGCAAGCGCCGACGCCGGTTCCGATTGATGTCACGATCGCTTCGCTGGCCCCCGACACCGCCGCGGTCAGAAGCGAAATCAAAAAGGAATTGCTCGCGATGTTCCAGCGCCGAGCGGTCCCTGCTACCGGCACGACCTCGCAAAAGTTCTCGAAATCGTGGATCGCCGAAGCTATCTCGGCGGCGAGCGGTGAATCGAGTCACGTACTGCAAGAGCCGACCGATGATGTCGTTTGCGATGGCGACGGAGAGATTGCAGTGCTGGGCGTTCTGAGCTTCGCCTAAGAACCAAGAGGTGGATACCATGCGGGAATATTACGTCAGCGCCGGAAACCTGACGCTCGCCAATGCCGCGCTGACGTTGCTATGGATCAATCCACCCGCAGATCGCGGAATCAAAATCATCGAGACTCGCGTGACTTGGCACGGCGGCACGACCGCCGCGATGCAGCGGGTCCAGCTCGTGCGTCAGCTCACTAGCTTCCCGACCCCTCAAACCTCGATCACGCCGGTCAGGATTCGCGAGTCGGATAAGGCGTCGAAGATCGTCGGGGCGACCACAGGCCTTGTCGGGACTGCCGGCGCCAATGCCAACGCGGAAGGCGCGGGGACCAAGGAGGTAATCCTTGCCGATGCCTTCAACATCATCACCGGCTGGCTATGGCGCGCGCGCCTGGGCGAGGAAATCGAATTCAAGGTCGGATCGTCCTATGGCTTCGGCATCTACTTTCCGGCCGGCGTCGGCGCAAACACGGCGGGTTGGAACGCATCGGCGCTGTTTCGTGAGGCTGCATGAGCCTCGTTTACTGCGCATCGCAAGATCAGCTTTATGCCGCGATCCAAGCGCTCATGCCGCGCGGCCGCGCGTGGCAGAATCACGATTACGTTGCGCGCCAAGACTCGGTCATGCAGTCGCTTCTATGGGTCATCGCCGGAGAGTTCGCCTACATGGAAGCGGCCGTTTGCTCGATGATCGACGAATATTTTTGTCAGACCACCGATGCAGACCGTGATCTATGGCTCGAGGAATTCGGGCTGCCGGACGCCTGCGATGTCTTCGGCACGAATCTTTGCGCGAAGGTCGCCGCCTATGGCGACACGTCCCCCGAGTATTATACGGCGCTCGCCGCTGAGCTCGGATGGGTCGCCGATATCCGCTGGCTGACTGGCGACGATCCCGAGTTCCCTGGAGTGATTTCGACGCTTCACGTCATCATTGACGTTGGCAACTCGCCGGCGATCGCGCCAGAAGCGGCGGTCGAGAATGCGGAGGTCGAGGAAGCCTTCGTTGGCGATCCGGATACGACCTCGCTAATCTGCTCGCTCGATGGCATCATCCCCGCCGAAGCGGCGATCACTTACGAATTCATCAACACCTGAGCGACGACGATGGCAAACGGTCTCTATAACCCTGGCGATGACACGAGGGCCACAACTGTTCGGCCGACCGAAGTCAGCAGCGGCGCGGGCGTCGATAAATACTACGATCCCGCCCAGCGCACGCGGATCAAGGCTCAAGACCTCAATCGCATCCTGGTCGCGCTGCGCCAAGTCGCAGTCGGCAGCGAGGGCGACGATGCCGCGCTCCTCAACGGCATCAAGGCGCTGATCCGGGAGCGTCTGGCGGCCGATCGGACCTACTATGTTCGCACGGACGGGAACGATGCAAACAATGGTCTCGCCAATACCGCCGGCGGGGCGTTCCTGACCATCAACAAGGCGATCGCCGCGGCTCAGTTGCTCGACCTCAACGAGCACACCGTCACGATCCAAGTCGCGGACGGGACCTACACCGATGCGATCGTCATCAATCACCCGTTCATTCGCGGCAAGGTCATTCTGCAGGGCAATGTCACCACGCCGGCGAATTGCATCATCAACACGACCGGCACCTGCCTTTCGATGTCGCTCTATGCCGATATCGAAATGCTCGGCTTCAAGCTCGTCAGCACGCAATACCTGATCTTCCTCAATCTCTATGCGCGCGTGTCGTTGACGGGCCTGATGGAGTTCGGAGCGGCTGGAGCAAACCAAGCACAGATCAATGTCCAGATCGGTTCCGAAATTTCCATCGGAGCAAACTACACGATATCCGGCGGCGCGGCGTCGCATATGGCCGCGCTCTATGGTTCGACGATATCCTTCGGAACGGGGCTCACGGTCACGATGACCGGCACGCCCGCATTCGCAAGCGGCTACTACGTCGCGAAATATTCCGGCGTCATCGACACGCAAGACCTAATCTATTCAGGGTCGGCAACCGGCTATCGATATGACGTGTCGGCTGGCGCAACGCTGCGATCCTCTTCGACCGCATACTATGATTACGACTCTGTGACCCCCGGAGACGCGAAGGGGTTCATCCGCGAGTCGTTCTTTTCGACGAAAGAAATGGTGAACCGTCTCATCAATCCGATGGGGCAGGTTGCCGACCAGGCGGCGGGCAGCGTGACTGATGGCAGCTATGGACAACTCGATCACTGGTATGCCCTATATTCGAACAATCAGGTCACTCCGAGCCAGCTTGCCAACCCGACCGATGAATTTCCGACCGCCTGCCGGGTCACGCAGATCAACGCTTCGGCGCAGCGCTTTGGACTTGCACAGATCATCGAATCGGCTCGATGCACGGACCTGCGCGGCAAGCGTGTGCGACTTCAGGTGACCGCACGACGCAGCACGGCCGCGACCATTCGTTTCGCAATCATGGAGTGGACTGGCACCGCCGATGCTCCGGTGAAGGATGTCGTCAATACCTGGGCTTCATCGACATTCACGGCAGGCAACTTCTTCATCAACAACGCTAACCTCATCATCACTTCCACTGGATCGGTGACTTCCGGTAACAACACATTTACGACGTTCTTGAGCAATCTTTCGACCGCGCTGCTTGGAACGGCGTTCAACAATCTGATCGTTTTCATCTGGGCTGGTACGACTGGGGCACAAAACGATTACCTCGATTTCGTCGCCCAGCTCTATGAGGGTACGGATGAGATCAAGCATGCGCGTCGGGCCATTGCCGAAGAGCGGCTACTGTGCGCGCGATTCAAACAGGCAAAGCCTGTCCAGACCGAAAACGGCTCGCGGCATATTCCGCTGCTGCCAATGCGCGCTACGCCGATCGTGACCGCGAGCGTTGGAACGCCGGCGAACGCGACGCCGTTCGGATTCGAGCTGTCGCACACCTCGGCCGCAGCGTCTAATATCGTGGCTGACGCGGAGATCGGAGTTTGACGATGGCCGATGCAAACGTGATCGAAATCGCGGGCTCGCCCGTGACCGGCGTTATTTCCAAGAGTGATTCGGAAATGGTCGTAAGACTCGAGGATGGGTCGATATCGACGATCCCCATCGATCATCCGATCGTCGGCGCGATCGAGGCGGCCGCCGTGCCCGCCGCGGCACCGCCGGTGCCTGCCCAGGTTTCGCCTCGGCAATTGCGCCTGGCGCTCTACCAGCTCGGGTTGCTCGATCAAGTCGACGCCGCCGTCAGCTCGGCCGACAAGCCAACGCAGATCGCATGGGAGTTCTCGCTGCAATATGAGCGGACGCACCCGATGATCGCGACGATGGCGGCCGCGATCGGGAAGAGCGATGCGGACATTGACAATTTGTTTCGTCTAGCATGGACGCTCTAATGAACTCGCTCGATGCTCTGACCGTCGAGGTCCGCACGACTCGCGAGGAAATGAACCGGAGATTCGGCGAGGTAGAAAAAAAACTTGATGGGCTCGATCAAGATTTCAAGGAAGTGGACTCGCTGCGTCGTGTCGATCTCTCCGAAATGAGAAAAGAATTCGTCAGCAAGACCGAATATGAGCCGGTCAAGCTCATCGTCTATGGCCTCGCCGGCGCGATCCTGGTCGCATTCCTGGCGCTCGTGATTTATTACGTCGGCTGGAGGCACGGCCCCGCATGAGGACGGCCGCACTTGTCGGATATGG